CTTGAATTGAACCAATCGGACTCTATAAAAAAGGCGGTTGAGGAAATGCGAGTTTCTAAAAAAACCAAAATGCTTTCCAATTGGATTGATTCTGAAACGCCATCACTACAAATTGCGGCGATGAAAATGATTTCTGAGGAACACGAGGCGCACAGATTAAACGGAACAAGGCAAGAAATAAAACACGATGGCGGAATCAAGTCAACACTAATTGAATGGAAACCGGCAAAAAGGGAATCGGAGTCGTAGAGCAGAAGTGTAATCGACAATTCTACGATTTAATAAATTCAGATAAAAGATTCAAAGTTCTACAAGGAGGAACCCGGAGTGGCAAGACATACGCTATTTGTCAGTACATAGCGTACGTTTTAACGACTGCAAAAGAGCCATTGACCATTTCCCTTATAAGAAAAACATTACCGGCGTTAAAAGGCTCTATTCAAAGGGACTTTATTTCTATATTAGAACAGACCGGAATGTATTTTGATGGCAATCACAATAAAGCAGAGAACACTTTTCGATATGGCAAACACCTTGTGGAGTTTTTGTCGGTTGATGACAATCAAAAAATAAGAGGGAGAAAAAGAAACATCGCCGTATTAAATGAGGCAAATGAATTATTACTTGAGGACTTTCGCCAAATCAATATGCGAACCACCGACAACATCATTATGGATTTCAACCCATCCGACCCGGTGCATTGGATATATGATGACATCATCCCAAGGGAGGATTGTGATACTTGGATTACTACATACAAGGATAATATGTTTTTGTCCGATGACCTTGTTTATGAGATTGAAAGGATGCGTGAGCGTGACCCGGACTATTGGAGAGTGTTTGGCGAAGGGCAAAAGGCAATCTTTTCTGCCCGGCAGATATTCAATAATTGGAACTTTATTCCCCACAAGGACTTCCCTGAATTTGATTTGCATACCGAGGCGGTAATTGGATTGGATTTTGGTTTCAGCAACGATCCCTCGGCGGCATCGATAATTTTCCGAAAATCAGATAAATTGTACGTTCACGAAATATTATACAACACCGGGATGACAAACGGTGATATTGCTGAATACTTCAAGGCCAATGGATATGACCAAGTACTAACGTTCTACGATAGTGCTGAACCTAAATCCGGGGAGGAACTCCGAAGGTTGGGGATAATATGCAAACCGGCAATCAAAGGTCAAGGGTCAATCACCGCTGGTATTTCCCTTTTAAAAGAATTTGATGTCATTGTAAGCCAAGAATCAAAAAACATATTCAAGGAATACAATGGATACTATTGGGAACAACTCAAGGATGGCACAATAATAAACAAGCCACAAGATCGGCTGAATCATCAGATGGACTGCCTACGATACGGAGTTTATTCGCAATACTCCAAGCGAAATGACTTCTTTGTTATTTAATTATTATTTTTGTAAAAATATAGACTTTAATGGCATCAATATTCGATAATTTCAAAAGGCTCGTGACAAAAAACAGTCAAGCCACAAATTCACAATTTAATCGGGCGATATATAACTTTTTAGGCGATACAATAATTACGAGTGCTGAGAATGATGATTCGTATATAAACAAGGGTTATCGCTTTAATTCAACCGTTTATTCGATTGTCAACCTTATAACAAAGGCGGCATCAACGGTGCCGTTTCAAGTCTATGAGGTGCAAAGTCAAAATTCACTAAAAAGATACAAGGCACTAACATCAAACGGATTCGATGCCAATGCAGTCCATAAATCTCAAGTGATTTTAAAGAACTCGATGATTGAATTGGAGGGTACTGAAATCCACGAACTATTAAACAGACCAAACCCGGCGCAATCTTACGCATCTTTTTTGTCTGAGGTCATTGCATTTGGTAAACTGACCGGAAACCGTTATATCTACGGAATTACACCGGAGAGGGGTGCAAACCAATCCAAGTATGGTGAACTTTACGTTCTACCAAGTCAAGCGATGGAAATCCATTCCGGTGGCTTTATGAAACCGGTTGACCATTACACTTTGGAATACAATGGCACGTTTCAAATCGATGCGGATGATGTTTGCCACATAAAAGATTTCAATCCTTATTTCGATGGGTCAGGACAAAATCTTTATGGAATGTCCCCACTTAGGGCGGGATTGCGTTCTATGGATGCCAACAATGAGGCACTTACTACCGGGGTCAAATATTTACAAAACCAAACGGCAAGGGGTGTTCTTATGTCTGAGGAAGGGGATTTGAATGAAGTACAAGCCAAGCAACTCAAGGAGAAATTCAGACAACAATATCAAGGTTCAGGCAATGCCGGGGATGTTATCATTACCCCCAAGAAATTGTCGTGGGTCAACTTCGGACTCAACGCTGCCGACCTTTCCTTGATTGAACAGTACAACGGCACAATCAAAGACCTATGCAACGTTTACAATGTCCCGGCGGTGTTACTTAACAATGTTGAATCGGCAACGTACAACAATATAAAAGAGGCACGAAAAATGCTTTATACCAATGCGGTAATTCCCGAACTTATGAAAATAAGGGATGAACTGAATCGTTGGTTGGCACCCAAGTATGGGGAAAAGGTGTTTATTGATTTTGATTATACCACTATCCCGGAACTGCAAGAGGAAACCGATAAGGTTGTCGCTCAGATGTCCCAAGCGTGGTGGCTGACACCAAACGAGAAACGTGCGGCGATGTCTTATGGTAAGGATGAAGAGAACGAAAGAATGGATGAATATTACATCCCGGCGAATCTTTTGCCACTTGGTGATTCCGATATGCCCGATATGACACCCCAACAAATAGATATTGAACCGGCAGAAAAAAGACAAGTGCCGGGGATGAACGATATATTTACAACAATTAGTGAGGCACAACAAAGAGCAAACGAAATGGGCGGTGAAGGTTACCACGAACACACTTATGATGGTTATACCGTTTATATGCCATTTGAAACCCACGAGGAATATGAGGCGGCAAAAGACAATCGCCTTGATGAATTTTACGGCGAAATGGATGCCGATTCTTTTGACTACAATTTCGAACTTGATAGTCGATATGATGATGATGAAGATACCGACCAAGATGGGGGAGAAATAATCCAAAAAGCACCACAAATTAGAGGCGCAATGGAAACGGCATTGCGGAACAAAGTAAAAGACCATAATGATGAATATGGTGACAACCCGGCAAAAAGGGCAACCTATTCAATGTTAGCGAGGTCATTTGTAAGGGGCATCGGTGCATATCGCACAAACCCATCATCGGTTCGACCAAATGTATCAAGTGAAGATCAATGGGCATTGGGTAGGGTCAACGGATTGCTTTACGCACTTAGAACAGGCAAATTCAAGAGAAGGGCATACGATACGGATTTACTACCTGAAGAACATCCATTGTCATCAGACAAAAAAAGCCAAAAGGCGGAAACTTATTCAGACTACCCGCAAGGCGCAACTAATAACGCCAAGCGAATGCTGGAATGGCGTGAGAAGTATGGTCGTGATGTTGTAAAAGGCGGAACAAGGGTCGGTTGGGAAAGAGCCAATCAACTTGCAAGTCGTGAGGCATTGTCGTTGGATACCGTAAGGCGTGTAAATAGCTTTTTAGCAAGGCACAAAGACAACGCAAAGATTGACCCACAATATAAAGATGAGCCGTGGAAAGACCGGGGATATGTTGCCTACAACCTTTGGGGTGGTGCTGCAATGGTATCTTGGGCAAAGCGGATTTCTGAAAACGATTAAATATGTTCGATAGGGAAACTTGGAGAAATGAATTTTCCCAACAACTCGATATTGGAGAAAAATCCGAGGTTGCGAAATTCAAACGATATTACAATGAACAGTACAAAACCGCCGTTGATGGTTTTCTATTGGACAACAATCCAAGAGGTGGCGATAATCTATTCAAACCAAGAGAACTTGAAAATCTTTACGTTGGATTATATACCAATATCGGGTTACGATTTGCTAAGTGGTACGCCAAGACTTATGACCGCTTAATATCCAAACGACAAGATGTTTCCGGGTTTGATGATGTATGGAGTGAGGGATTTGCCGAAGCCGGTCGAAAGGTTGCCGGTCAACGTATTGTTTTATTACAAGGAACTGCTAAGGCGGAAATTATAAAAAATTTACAACGATTAATGCAAGACCCGGAGTTTATGACCTTGGGTGCTGACCAAAGGGGTCGCATTTTACGTTCAAGGTTTAATAAACTATCTGCATACCAAGCGGAAAGGATTGTGCGAACTGAGGCAACTTATGCGGCGAATCTTGGTGCTGAAAGGTCTGCCCTTGATATGTTTGGTTCGGATGGTCTGCAAAAAGAATGGTTGACTTCCATTGATGGGCGTGAACGGGCATCACATAGATCAACCAACGGTCAAGTCGTGGATATGGACAAGCCGTTCAATGTAGGTGGTGAACTGCTAATGATGCCGGGTGACCCAAGGGGTTCGGCAAGAAATGTTGTCAACTGCCGGTGTGCGGTTGCACACTTACCCAAACCGGATGCACAACCCACAACACAACTTGAAGGATTGGCATTTGGATTGGCTGGGGAAATTGCGGCACAAAATGTTATTGATGAAATTTAATATCTTTGCAATATGAATAATATTATATTTAAGCAGTCCCCAATGGGGGAACTAATTGATGCCGATGAAAAAGCGGGAATCGTAAAAGGTTACGCATCGGTGTTTAACAACGTTGATTCTGATAATGATATAATCAAATCCGGGGCATACAAAAAAACCATTGCCGAAAACGGTAGAAGGGTTAAGTACCTTTACCAACACGATATGGACAAACCTATCGGGAAAATGGTTCATTTGGAGGAAGATGAGAAAGGTCTTGTCTTTGAGGCTCAGATTGCCAAAACCCAATTGGGAATGGATGTCATTGAACTAATCAAAGCCGGGGTGATTACCGAAAATAGTGTCGGGATTCTACCCATTCAAAAAGAAATGGTAAATGGTAGGCGTGAGATTAACGAGGTGAAACTCTACGAAGTTTCTGCCGTTACACTTGCCGCCAATGACCAAGCAATGATTTTGGATGTCAAGGGCAACGTTGACCCAAATAAAGTAATTAAGCGATATGATAATATTGCAAAATTAGTCCGCAAAGGGAATATATCTGATGAACTTGGATATACTCTTGAGGCGGAAATATTAAAATTGAAATCTATTTTTATGAATATGACCACTTCGCCAACTGATATTGAGGTTACGAAGCCGGAAGTCGTGAAAGGAGATTCAACTGAAGAATTTAACTATTTGTTTAACATCCTTAAAAAATAACAAAATGAACGAGGAAGTAAAAAATCAGTTAGATCAAATCGGTGACATCGTAGATTCAAAGATTGAAAAGGCTTTCAACCAAGCGCAAGAAAATGCAAAAGGTGAAGTCGAATCATCTCTGAAAAGCGAAATCACAAATTTGACTAACGAGTACAATGACAAGATGGAAGCCGCTACAAAGCGAATGGATGCCATCGAAATGGAAAGCAAAAAAACGCTTTCAGGAGTAAACACAAAAACCTTTAAAGGTCAAATCGAAGCTGCCATCAAAGATGGTGCAATCGAAGCACTTGTAAAAGGTAACACCAACGCCGCAAGATTTGAAATCAAGGCAGGTGATATGACAATGGCGAATGCTTATACTGGTGTTGTTGCTGGAGAAACTGTAATTACAGACTTCAAATTCGACCCTTCAAGAAGCGTTCACATCAGAACTTTGTTGCCTATCGGAAACACCGATGCTCAAACAATTAGATTCCCTAAAGAATCTGCCTATGATGATGGTGCCGCTGCAACTGCTCAAGGTTCAACTCTTGGTGCATCTGATTTTGACATTACCGCCACAAGCGTAAATGTTGAGAAAATCGGCACTTTTATGAGAATAACTGAGGAAATGCTAAACGATACTCCCGGACTATCTTCTTACCTATCGGCAAGAGTACCCGGAAAAGTGTTGTCTGTTGAGGATACCGAAATCCTTAATGGAGATGGTTCTTCGCCAAACCTTGATGGTCTTTTCACCGATGGTGCTGCTTTTGTAACTGGTTCAGGTGGTGCATTTTATCAAAGTGTTGAATCAGCAAATGAATTTGATGTTCTTATTGCCGCGTTGAACCAATTGGCACTTTCTAACTATCAAGCCGACACGATTCTTTTGAATCCTACTGATTTCCATAAAATCGTATTATTGAAATCTACTGCCAACGAATATTTGAAAAATCAAATTGTTCAAGGTATTCAACCCGCAATCAATGGCGTTCCAATTACATTGAACACCGCCGTGACTGCTGGTAAATTCCTTGTTGGTAACTTGGCTCAAGCATCTCAATTGTGGGTGCGTGATGGACTTGGTATCGAATTTTCAAGAGAAGATTCAACCAACTTTAGAGATGGATTTGTTACTGTTAGAGCGCAAGAGCGTGTGGCACTTACAAACTATTCTCCAAATGCAATCGTACAAGGTACGTTCTCAACTGCTAAAACGGCACTTGAAACTCCTTAATCTAACGATTAGTTTTGAACTTGAAAGGGTGGTCATATCGACTGCCCTTTTTGGGTTTAAGAAAAAAAACATATAATATTTTTTATATTATAAAATAAATTATATATATTTGAACCATAATTAACAATTTAAAAACAATTATTATGAAAAATACTTTTTTATCAGATGACATCATATTAAAATGTCTTAATATCAATCACTTGACACCTAATGGCTTTAGAGATGTAGCACATAGTTTGTGTGATAATAACAATTTAGTCAATCCATCAAGAAATGAAACTATTAAGGATGCTTATTCTTACTTAAAACACAATCATCCTTGCTTTTCTAAAGTCTAAAAATAAAACCAACCGGGGGCGTTGCCGCCCCCTTTGTATAACCAAAAATTAAATTATGAGAAATCAGAAAGAAAATAGAATACAAGATTCAATTGAATATCAAATGGTAAAACAAATCACATCCGAAGAAAACCGCAAAAACATCATTGAGGCATTGAAATCCTTTGCAATATTATTGTCGGGATTTTTCATTGCAGTATGGTTGTTCACCAATTTGCTTTTAAATATAGAAACCATCATCGATTGGTGGAATAACTTTCACATTGAAATATTTTTAATTGATATAATAATATGGATGAAAAAGATAATTTCCTAAGTAAAGAAAAGGATATGCATATCCATCGGCACATTAACATAAATCAAAATATTGTTAATATTAAAAAATTTAATAAATTAGTGAAAAAATTAAGATAGTTTTTTTTGTTTGATAATTGTTGGGAAATGTCCGCCATTCACTTGGTGGGCATTTTTTTATACCTTTACATTAAACCAATGAATTGAATAATAATCAAAGAGGGTGTTTTAGTGAATACCTTTTTGCGACTGAGTGCATAAAAAGGGGATATGATATTTCAATGCCTTTGTCCGATGCATCGGTTTATGATTGTATCGTTGATAATGGAGAAAATCTGTTCAAAATTCAAATCAAATCCACGATAAAACTACCGGTAAAAGATACCATTACCACGATACAAGTTCCATTACAAAATTCAAAAAGGGTTTATAGTAAAGACAATGTCGATTATTTTGCCGTGTACGTTTACCATTTTGATGGCTTTTTTATATTCAAAAACAATGGCAATATGCAGTCAGTAAGATTGTCGCTTGTGGGTAAATATTCCAAAAATTTTAATAACTTTGTATTTGAAAGGGATTCTCAATCCCATAGATAATTCATTTTTAATTGTTTTGTGAATTGTTTTGATAAGTTTGGTTAATTAAGGGTAGCATTTAAGTGTTACCCTTTTTTTTTATCTTTGTAGAAATAACATATTATGAAAATATTAATGAAAAAAAGCGTTTTATCCTCTGAGGGTTGGCGTTGGGAGGAAAAGGTTTACGATGTTGACAACAAGGTTGCATCGGATTACATCAAAAAAGGAATCGGTGTTGAATTTATCGAGGAGGTAAAAGAGGAAAAAAAAGTAAAAGAAACAAAGGAAAACAAGGTGGCAAAAAAACGCACCACTAAAAGAAGCAAATAATGCCCTACACTCGAAACACTTATTTCAGCGACCCACCGATTACGTTTCAACCGCAAATGAAAATCAATTCCACAACCGGAAGTGAAATCATTACGGCGGCAAATGTGAAGGATTTTGCAAGAATTGACACCACGGCAGATGATACCATTATCGGGCAGATGATCACCCAAGCGAGAATCGTGGCAGAAAATTATATCTCAAAAGATATTGTGGCAAAAAATAGAACTTACTATTTGCCATTTGCCAACACAAGAATCGCATTACCTTTCGCCCCGGTTGCATCTATTTCATCGGCAACAGTTGATGGAACTGCTGCAAGTTATACGGCAAAGGGATTGGACAATGAAATAATTGAATTGAATGAACTCCCTGCAAAAGAAGTAAAGGTAACTTACATCACCACCGGTCTTGATGATTCGTTTTTAAAAGAAGCGTTATTGCAAATGGTAACGACCTATTATGACAATAGGTCTGACTTTGTAACCGGAACAATAGTGCAAGAAATAAAAACAAGCACAAGAAATTTATTGTCATCTTATAAAACCGTATTTATTTAATGGATGCCGGGAAACTTGATACAAGGGTTGAGGTAAGGCGATTAACAAAGACTGCCGACACTTTTGGGGGATATACCTCCACAACGGCAACTGCCTCCACTATATGGGCATATAAAAGGGAAATAAGTGGTGATATAAGCCAAGAGAACGGAAAGCGTAGGCGTGAACTTGATATTGAACTGGTAGTGCGTAAAAAAACCGCCGATGATATTTTAAACACCGACCTTTTGAAAATCGAAAACGTTTCCGGTGAATACCGTATCAACGGTAAATTTGAATCTGGATATAAATATTACACAACCATAAAAGCCACAAAAATTGATTAGTGTAAAAATCAAACAGAGCGATTTAAATGATTTGAACCGAAAACTCAATCAACTCAAAAGTTTTTCCAAGGAGGGACTTTCAAAAGAGATTGGCGATACTGCTGCTTTTTCGGCGGCAAGAATGCAAAAAAGTGTTCCGACTGATAAAGCGGCTTTAAAACAAGGCATTGGATTCGGTAGAATGGGTAAAATGGCAAGGGTATTTTCCAAGGCTTTTTATTCGCCTTATGTTGAATTTGGAACAAGGGATGGAAATATGAAATTTGATGATATGTTGGAACTCGGAATTCCGAAATCTTATGCCGAACAATTCAAGGCAAGTCCATTGAAAAAGAAAACCAATCAAAACGCACGACCATTTTTCTTTTCATCAATTAGGGTAGAACTAAAAACCCTGATGGATAGGCTTGACAGAAGATTAAATAATTTAACACGATGAACGAGGCACTTCAATTTATAAGAAAAGCGATTTTAACACGTTTAACGAACGCAATTTCAATTGGTGGTAGTTATGTCCCAATTTATAATAGAGTCCCATCTGATGCATCTGAACCATATGTACAGGTGTTTTCCGTAAGTAATAACGAAAGCGATTTCAATGCCACAAGTTTTATTTCTGAATGCGTTACAAGATTGGAAGTCGTAACGGCGTTTGATTCTGATTCAGGTGGCGAATTGCAGTCTAATCAGATTGTAAGTGAAATATTAAATTTAGTTCGCACAAGGTCGAGTGGTTACTATGACTTATCAAGTGATGGATTCAATGTGATAACTTGCACAAATGGAGGCGTAACATATTTTCAGGATGACTTGGAGGATAAAACCTATTTCCGAGCCATTGTCGAAATATCTAATAAAATAGAAAAAATATAATGGGTGATTTTAAAATTTACGGAATAAATATGGGAGCGATATTTTTATCCTTGTCGGATGTAAATCCAATACTTCAGACTCTTGTACTTTTGGCATCGCTTATTTATACAGTCATTAACATAACCCAAAAATTTAAAAAATGAAAATGCCTACAAACGGAGTTGCCAAAGATATAAGACATTTTGCAGGAAGTCTTTTAGTTTTTTTCTTAGTCGTTTTGATTTTGTTTTATTTAACAAAGTATCAAATCCCAAGTGAAAATGCTCAAATAGTAAACACTTTAATAGGTATGATAGCGGCATCGATTGCGATGGTCATTGCAAGTATTACTGGGAGAAACCCCGATGATTTAGATGCTGCCAAAAAGAAGATTTCAAATCTTGAGATGAAAATAGAAATGCTTGTACAAGCCAAAGACACCTTGGAAGAAATGTTAATAAAAGTACAAGATGACACAATCGACAGGCTACTTCTAAACAAGGCAATGAAATACGATAACAAATGCGACTGTAAAAAATGAGTTTAAAGTATTTTAAATATGAGGAATTTGATTCGCCGGATGTCCCTAATTCTGGTCGCTATATGGATGCTGAATTTTTGGCAATGCTCGACAATGCTCGTGAAATTGCGAGGATACCCTTTAAAATCAACTCAGGATGGCGAACAATTGAACACAATCAAGAGGTTGGAGGAAAACCGGGTTCGAGCCATATCGTTGGAAAAGCGGTTGACATTGCCGTTAAAAATTCAAGGGAAAGAGGAATCATTTTGTCAGCACTTCAACAAGCCGGATTCAATAGGTTTGGCGTGGGTAAAACCTTCATTCACGTTGACTCGGATGGAACTGACTTTCCCGATGGTGTCAAAGACCCCAACGTTTTATGGTTATATAGCTAATACAGTAGGGAGCACGATATGCCTAAAAAGAAATTTAAAGACACGGCAGTAGGTTCTTTTCTACTTCAAAAGATTCCAAAGGTAGTCGGTGCGATTGCCGAAGATACGCCAGTAGGAAACATAATTGAAGCTATTATAGGGGGTTCTGATATGTCAGCAGAGGACAAGGAATTGGCTTTGGAAAAACTTCGATTAGAACGAGCCGAAATGGATGGGGTGACCCGAAGGTGGGTGGCAGATAGTAGAAGTGGATGGTTGGCACAAAATGTCCGCCCTTTGACATTGTGTTTTTTTACAATTTCTTACATCATTGGATGGTATATGGACTATGATCTAACAACAATTACAGGGCTGATGCAAGTTATCCTTGGAGGATATTTTGGTTCTCGTGGAGTTGAAAAGGTGTTTGGAAACAAACTCCACAAATAATGGCGAAAAATATCACTAATTTTGTAAAAGAGATTAAAAGAAAACGACCCGGTGTTCATTCAAAGAATGCATCAATAAATAAAAAAGGGTGGAAAAAGAAATCTCGTGGTCAAGGTAAAAAAAGATAATTATGGCAACTCGTGACTTGTACTCAGCAAATAATTTCTATCGAATGTCATTCGGTGATTATGGATTTCGGGTCTTGGATAATACACACGGCAATTCATCAACGCCAAGTGGTGAATTTTTTGGTTCAATAGAATGCACAGAAAACTCAACTATTACACTTACAAACGATACATCCGGGGGGGATAGTGGACTTTCAAGTTTTTCAATCAAGGAAGGGCATATTATATATGGTAATTTTACCGATGTATCAATCAGTCAAGGTCAGGTTATTTGCTATTTAAGAAAGCCAAAATAAATGCTTGGTCTTTCTTTTAATATAATTTCAAGAGCAAAAAAAACAAAGAAGATATTAAAAAAACATCTTTTAGATAATCTTGAAGATTTATGGAATAATACAGAGGACAGATGGCAATCCTATAATTATGTAATTCCACTTACTTGGGATTCCATCAATGAAGTATGGGACAGATACAATGAAAGGTTGCCGGAAACTTGGGAGGTTTTAAATAAAAATTGGAATGCGGAAACTGAATTATGGGATGAAATATAAATTTGTTAAATTTGTAAAAAATATATTATGGGTACATCACTATCGGGATTAAAAATAAAAGACACCTATCAAGGTCTTATAAAATTAACAGATAATTCCGGTGCAACCGGAACAACGAAAGAACTGACTGATGGGTTGGGAAACGACTTAAATATTCAAGTTGACACCACCGGAAGATTAGAGGCAGCAACATTTGTAAAAACAAGTGGAACATCGAGCCAAATTCTTTTGGCAGATGGTACGGTTGCGACTTCACTTAGTAGTGGATTTTTAGCGGATGATTCGGTTACCTTTGCGAAATTAGAGAATCGATATTCGGAACTTTCGGCACTTGGTAGTGGAACATCTTTTGCCCTTAATTTTTTAAACGGTTGTACATTTACGGCAACCGCATCCGGTGCGGCAACTTTTACTTTTTCAAACGCCGTTCAAGGTCAGGTTGTTGACTTGATACTTAGTGTTGGTAATTATGCCATTACATTTGCAGAAACCGGCTCAACTTTTAACCGGGTAGGTTCAACCACTTACGATGGGTCAGCGACAAATTTGATTCAAATAGTTTGCACGGATGACACGCCGGGTTCAAAAATATATCACTATTCAATTGCCACTTATACATCGGCACAACCACAATAATATGAAAGCAAGAACTGAAAACGGTCAAATAAAAATTTATAAATCTTTACCATCTGAATATACCAAAGATGATGGAACTGTTATTTTAAACTTTAGAAATGCCGATGCTGAAACTATTGAGGCAGAGGGTTTTTACAATGTTGTAAAGCCAAGTTTTAATTCATTGACCCAAACAAAGGGTGGGATTCAGTTTGATTCAGAAAACAATGTTTTTACAAACGTAGTGACTGACATTGATTTTGACCAAAACATCGATATTTTAGATGAAGATGGCGAACCAACAGGTGAAACAGAAAAGAGATACAAAGTTTCAGATTTACAATCAAGCATTTTGTCGGAACTGAAACAAAAAGCAAATCAATTATTACAACCAAGTGATTGGCAAGTCGTAAGGAAATTCGAAAGGGACATCGATATTGATTCAGATACACAAACGGAAAGGTCGGGCATATTGACAGAACTTGACAGAAAAGAATTGGAAGTTAATGCGTTGGCATCCTATGCTGACTTGTTACAATATGACAAAAGATTTTTCCCACCATCTGATGAAATAGAATAATATGAGTTTAAATAAAAGATTAATTAGTACCGGTGCGGCAGCAGCAGCGGCTTGTAGTACTGATTCCACAGACCCATTTGGCGATTCAAGTGGTGTTGCTCTTTACAATCTTGACTACGATGCAAGTACTGCCCCTGATGGTACTGACTATTCAGGCAGCCCTACTGACGTTGACTTCGGAGTAGATGGTCAAATAAACTATGGAGCGAGATTTAATGGGAGTAGTAG